TCACGGAGGCAAACACCACCATTGAATCTTATAAGGAAATGGACATTGAAGGCATTAAAAAATCTGCGGATGAATGGAAACAAAAGTATGAGACTGACACAGCGGCGCTGAATCAGCAGATCGAGACCCAGAAGAGGACATTCGCGGCCGAGAAGTACCTCGATGGTCAGAAAATTAAGTCCCCTCTTGCAAGAAAAAGTATTCTCTCGGATTTCATGGCTCAGAATCTTGAATTTAAGGATGGCACTTTTGTAGGTGCGGAAGACTACATGAAAAAGATGAAGGAGCAGTATCCGGATGACTTTGAATCCGAACAGAAAGAGGAGCCACCCCAGAAAAAAACATGGGTGAGAGGAACCAGTGGTACCTATAAGCCCGGAGTTGTAGACTCTGAAGAATCCTATTTAAAACAGAAGTATGGTAACAACAAATATTACAGAGGTAAGTAAAGGAGATTGAACTATGGAATATGGTGGATATAACGTAACGGAAAAATACAGCAATATTGTAGAGCCGAATTTATACTATGACTCTATTTTTCAGCCGGGCATGACCTATACGGATAAATTCCAGGGTGATGCGGCATCTGGTCTGGTTAAGATCTTTAAGGTTGGAGCTGATGGTGTACAGGACCCGAAGACCCCGGCGGCTGATTTTAGCCATGAAAAGGTAACTAATGAGCTGATTGACCTGAGGCTGAACAATATGCAGCAGAAATCTAAGAAAATCTATAACATTCAGGCGCAGGGTGTACCGTACAACATGGCGGAAGAGCATTTGTCCCAGGCCGTTATGGATTGTAAGGAAGGATGGCAGGCGTCCGGTCTTGCTTGCCTTGCAAATGAGGGCACAGCAATGAGTGACACAGAAGCACTCACCGCGGCAAACATCAAAAAGAAAATCATCGAGGCCCGTAAAGTAGTGCGTAAAGGAAAAGCCGTGGCGAACATCGTGCTTGCATCCGTTGATGCGTACTCCACTATGCTGGAAGCTGCCGGCGAGCAGTATACACCGGTCACAAATGACAGCATCATGCAGTCCGGACAGATCGGCAGATGGCTGGGCATGTTGTGGGTTGAAGCAAACATGCTGGATGTGCTGAGCGCTGCTAAGTATTACAACTATGCAGGTGACCTTAAGACAGTAGATCTGACCGGTATTGACTTTATCATGTACGACTGGAACGGATTCTCCATCGTGGACAACCTGGAGATGATCCGTCTGAAAGATTCCGAGAATTTCAACGGCACACTTGCTCAGGTTGAGATCAATACCGGTTATCGCGTTCCGACAGCCGCAAAGGTAGTCGTAAAAAAACACGGAGCTTGACAAGTTTGACGGTTACCTCCGTAGCAGGTAGCACGAGCGGCTCTACTAAGATCACAGTAGAGCCGGCGCTGTCAAGCGGTAACAGCTACAAATACAAAGTGGCGGCAAACCCGACCATGCCGAATGCAGGACAGGAATGCAAGAGCGGATACACAGCATGGGACGGTACAGCAGATATTACAGCGGCAACAGGTCAGAAAATTGTTGTTGTCGAGGTAGACGCAGATAACCGCTGTGTTGGGGCAGGTATGACAGTAGTAACTGCCGCAGAATAGAGGTGAATATATGCCACGGATAGATGTAGATTATCAATACTACGTTGATGTTTTTAAGGGAGACACCCTTACGGAGGCTGACTTTAAAAAACACAGCCGCCGGGCTGAATTGATGGTGAACCGGATGACATACGGCAGAATCCATGAATTTGAACTGCGTCCTGGTGATTCAGAAGCTGTGAAGGCTGCCATATGCGCTGTAGCCGAAATTTTAGCCGAGGACCACCGGCAGAAAGAAATGACTGGCGGGCGATTGGTAAAGAGTGTCAATACCGACGGAGAATCCGTGACATATGCGGACATCCCCGACAATCGGCCACCAGAAGAGGCACTATACAGTAAATGCTGTTCTGAAGCCCGTCTTTACCTGGAAGACACGACACTCTTATATCCGGGGGTGTACTATGATTATTAACGCAGAGGTGACCATATATAACCGCAAGGTGAATCCGGATACGCGGAAAATAGAGTATTTCGGGCATATATCTCCTTGCCATTATTACTGCGAAAATAAGGTGATAACGGGCGATAAAGGAGAAGGTGGCCTAAAGCATGCTGATGTATTTAAAATCCGGATTCCGGCCGAATATCTTGACGGTTATGTGCCGCCGGATGAGTATGTGAAGCTGCCGTACAGCAATGATATGGCTGCGTGGACAGTGGACAAGGAAGACTTATTCATCTTAGGTAGACATGACCTGCGGATAAAAGGGGTTAGTGATCTGCAGAAGACGCACAGGCCATATGGCTGTATAGATAACTATGGGGATAACCGCAAAGGCGGAATCCCCCATATAAGATTTGGAGGTTGTAAGTAATGGGACAGTCTAAATTTGTACTTAGGATGGACCCTGCAGATAAGATTTTATTAAAACGTAAGATGGGCGACAACGGGCAGGCCCAGCTTTTTTTATCAAAGAATTTTGCAGATAAGTCACTTCCTTATGTCCCCCGGTTGACAGGGGCATTAAGGGACAGTGCCAGGGTTAACCCGAAAAGTGTTTCGTGGAATACGCCGTATGCAAGAAGACAGTTTTATGAGCACAAAAGTAAAAGTATGTGGCATATAAAAATGTGGCGTGACAGGGGAAAGGAAATCGTGGATAGCGTAGCACAGTTTTGCGATTGCAGGGTTAAGAGATGAGTATTATTGAGTCAATCAGAGATTTTATAGCAACCTGCCCGTTTATTGAGGAGCTGGATACCATGTTTCCGCCCGTAAATGTGGATAAGCTGGAGTCTGACCCGTCTTACAGCGTCGAAAGTGTTCCTTCCGACCCAATTGTGAAAAGGTGCATTAACGGGGACAGTATCCGCAGGGTGACTTTTTATCTGTGCTCCAGAAACCTTTATGGGGCAGAGGAGAACCTGGACACCAGTCAGTTTTATGAGAACTTTGCTGATTGGCTGGAGGATTGTACCAGGACAAAATGTCTTCCCGTATTAGGAGATGGGCAGACAGCGAGGGCAATAAAAGCAAATACGCACGGATACATCAATGATAGTGAGGCAACATATGCCCAGTATCAGATCCAGTGCGAATTACAATATTATCAAAAAAGAAAGGTAGGATAAGCATGAGAAGATTGGATTTACAGAGGTTTGCGGACACTGAAGCAGTGCAGCGGTATCAGGAGGCATTGTATATCAATGTCGGCGCTGCAGGCGCGGCCGCAACATACGAACTGTTCGGAACCGGTGTGACCAAAGCTGATGAGAGCTTTGACACGAAAACTAAAGAGAGCCGCTACATCAACCAGAAATCTACATCTCAGAGTATTACGGGATATGGGTATTCCATTGGCTATGAATATGAGAATATCCCGTCCGAAAAGGCCGTCAAGATGATTGATTCTGTGGCAAAAAAGGAGAAAGTAGGCTCTGAAGCGGAGACAGACCTTGTGGTCGTATCCCTGTACATGGAAAAAGAAGAAAGCAAGGGGTATCCGGCAAGAAAAAGGAGAGTGACCATCTCCCCGGATTCCAATTCCGATAACGACGGAACTATGGTAGGTTCCGGCAGCCTCCTGGGCAAAACAGACTGGGAGTATGGCTTCTTTGATGTGGAGAAAAAGGCGTTTACTGCAGACGCCACAGCTGCGGCAAAATTTGATGTGTCGGCGGGAAATTAGTTGGTGCTCCGGTAACAACGGCAGCCGAAGCACCGACTAAAGTGGCCGTAAATAAAGTAGCTATAGAGACCGCAAAAAGTGAGGCTGGGACTGAATAGTCCTGGCCTTTTACGGAGGTAGAGGAAATGCAGGTAAATTTTGACACGCTTAACTTTGATGCAACAGATGCGGACACCCTGCAAAAGTATCTTGATGCAATGCAGATCGTTTCAGAAAAGGCGAATAGGCTTGATAAAGACGCTCCGCAGCCAAAACAGTATCAGTATCTTTGCGAGACTGTTAAAACATGTTTCGATGATATATTCGGGGCTGGCACTGGAGAAAAAATCTGTGGGGCCAACAACTCTCTAAGAGCCTGCACAAATGCGCTTAGAGAACTGGTAGAAGAATATAATCACCAGATGAGCGAACAGAAGAGAGCGAATGAAGCGCTCATTGCGGAAATGGAAACTGGGAAGGCTGTTGATACAGAGTGAGATTAACAGAACAGCTTCCAGTAACTGTAGAAATTGCGGGAGAAGCATATGCAATCAAAACGGATTTTAGAGATATCCTCCGTTATGATGAGACTATTAGGGGACAGAGTGATGGAGAAGCGGTATTAAAGGCCATAAACATGCTTTTGGGAGAAGAGGTGCTACGCAAACCAAATATGAGAGCTGACGATATAGCAGAGGCGATCGGATGGTTTGTCAAATGCGGGGATATCAACAAAAAGAA